CCTACAATAATATGAGCTGCATCTCTGCAAAAAGGATCTTTACTACTAGGATCAATAAATAATTCTAATGGATTGATTGCCTGTACTTTTACTTCCCCTGCACCAAAATCAGCTTCAGGATCAATATATGCCATCATCGCTCCCATGCCCATTACATAGTAATCATCAATAGATTGTTTTAGTTCTACGTTTCCATTAGAGCTATCCCAAACATATGCCATTAAATCAGAAAACATTCTACCTACTTTAGCATCGCTGTTTTCTCTAGCAGTAGATTGGAATTTGGGATTGTTTGCAGTAAGCATTGCTTTTGCTTGCTCTACCGCACTATATACTACATTGACAACCAATGGCTCTTGAGCACGTTTGCGTAGAGCAGTTACTTGATCATCTGTCCATTGTTTTCCATTACGGAACTCATTGTCTTCAACAGCTTGCTTTATCCAATTCTGTCTTGCAGATGAATAATCAGACAATAAATCTTGGGTAAGTTGGACTTCTTTTGATTTAGGGGCGTTATTATGCAATATAAAGATCGACTTTGTTAAGTTAAACGTTTACTTTAATAAAAAGTTCCACGTTATGATATTTTCCAACTTATATCATCTACATGATTAAAGTCTAGGTTTTTCTTTTGTGCTTTTTCTACACTTTTATGATGAGGTACAAAACATTTTTTCATAGCATAAAATAAACCATCCAGTAAATCATCGTGCTTTCCACGAGGATATAACAGCAACTCATCTTTTAGTTCTTCCATTGATTTTAGCATAAACATTTTCTTTTGAGCAAAGTAAGGTTGCATTGTTTCTAATCGTGAAGATTTACTTGTACGTGGATTTTCTTTTATCTCTAATCCTGATATAAATATTTTTTCTTCATCACATCGTTGCTTTAAGTACTCTCGTAGCATCTCTTGATAGCCGACACTCTCTACTCGCACTTTTACTGGTTTAAATAGCTTAAAGTACTCAATAATACTTTCTGCTAGTTGCATAGGGGTTGCTCTCTGGCGGTAATACTGGAGAATATACCTATTGTTGTTTTCGTCTACTGCTACAGGCATGATTACAGAGTAATCTGCTGTCTTGCGTACCGAAGAAGCTGGATCAACCCCCATGAACACATTGACAGGGATTTCTTTTTCCCCATCGGTTAAATAATGATTATCTGAGCTATCAATCTTTAGCGTATAATCATGATACTGGATATAAGACTGCTGAAACAATTGATCTTCATCTCCAACAATTTGACACATGTACTCTCTGTAAAACACAGAGGAACGTCCAATAGATTCCAGTTCTCTTTTCTTTTGTAATAATTTATCAATAGGTTGCCACTCTTCCCACAAAGCTTTCTTTTTATCTAAGTCAGGACTAAAGTGCATGTTTACCCAACCTTCCATTTGTTTTAATATTTCTACTAAACATCGCTGGTGCTGAGGAGTACCAATAACAATAATCTTTCCTTTTTGCGGATCTAAAGAAGGAACAGCACTCTGTAGCAACCAACGAAGATTTTGCTCCATTGCTTCTGCTGTTTTAGTATTATTCTCATCTTCAGGATCATCTACAATAATAAGAGTAGGGCGTTGGCTACCTACTTTAATACCACGAAGCTGTTGCCCTGTGCCTTTACAAATAATCATAGATCCATCTTTTAGCTCTATCTCTGTCTTTGACCATTGCTTTGCACTATGTTGCCCCCAATATCCGTAGACCTGTCGAAAAGTTTCTGAGTACTCTATTGTATCTTTTATTGTACCCAATAGCTTAATCGCATGATCTTGGGTTCTAGACACTAATACAATAAGTTTTGCCCCACTGTCATTCATAATATGGAATAAAGGATATACACCTCCAACGATAGAGGATTTAGCGTGACCACGTGGGGCAATAATGTTTACTTGTTTTTGAGAGTGGTCTACTAAAGACTCTGCTATTTTGTAATGAAAATCAGGGGAAGCAGCAGAAAACATATTAGACATAATTACTTTTCCAAACATAATCATGTTTTTGCTTAATTTCTTTTTTATAAAGTCTTGGTCTTTTTTTGCCATTACTACTTTCGTTTTTTAGGCTTATTAGGACACTTTGTCATATTCACTATTTTACTTTCTAATAAAATTCCCGTTTTAAGACCGCAATGTGTGTTATCCTTATACTTACCTGCAAACACACAGTTTTTCTCTTTTAAGGCACAATATGCAGCCATTAAAGATGATCTGTAATAAAGGTATCATAGTAATAACCAGATGTCTCCATTTCTTTCAAGGCATCAATAGCTACTGTAGACATAAACGCAGGATCTCCTTCATGCATCACAGCAATTACGTGTAATGCTCGTACTGCTATTTCAATTTGCTCGTGAATAAGATTATTCTCGTCTAAGCCTTCGTATTCGTTGTCTATATCACTCGGCTGGTTCATTTGTTTCTGATTTCCGTTGTAAGGTTACCTTTTTCTCTTCTTTGGCTATAGTATCTGCTATTTGTTTCGTAACATCTACTTGAACTGTGTCTGTAATCATTTGTTTGTTTGGCTTCATCTCTAATAAGTCCATTAGATAGTCATTTGCCTTTAAAAAATTGTTTACATCCCCTTTGTCTTCTGCCATTGCTAATGCACGTACAATATTATCTAGTGCAAATTCTTTGTTAATAGATTTATCGTGCAGTAATTCTTTAATTTTCTTTTCAACCATGCGTTTTGTCACTTTTTGCTTGAGGAATCTTCGGACGGTGGCTGCTGGAGTTTGTTGGTTAGGTCTATAGATTTGTCCAAGAACATTAAAGTCAACCGCATTGCTCCCCAATAGCATATTTGCGTAAGCATTAACAGTATTTTTACTCCTCGTTTTACCATTTTCTTCCTCATCCCATGTTCGTTTAGGGTTTGTTTTACTATATACTCCATATTCGTGATTTACCAAAAAATTTATTTTAGAAAAACTAGAATCCCATCCTACTCCACACGTAAGCTTAATAAACGTTTTAACGTGTCCAGCTTTATCGGTATAACTCTTGCGGTCAAAACATTCAGATACGTAACCATCATCTGTTAACGCCCATTCTCCTACCTCTGCTTGTTTCCAAGGCACGTATTGAATCTTTTTTGCTGATGCCTCTTCCTTGCTGTATACAGGGTAATGATTTGTTTTTCCTTTAATTTTTCTTTTTATTTTCACAAGTGTAGCTACACTACCATATAGCTATATGTTAGTATACTATATGGTTATATATATATATACTATTATTAATCCATACTCTTTTTATCAGAATGATCTACTCCAATCTGCTGAGCTATAATCTTTGATACGATTTCATACTCTGCTTCAATAGCTTCTAAGTTCTTTTCTTGGTTATTCAATATATCTTCATATTGGTTTTCTGTCATAGTCTTCTGCTCCCACTTGCCAGTATTGACATTCAGTACTTCGTATTCTCTGTTACGTTTTTTATCCATGTTCTACTTTAAGTTAATATTGCTATCTATATTAATACAATGATTTAATTGGAATAAAGTTCCATGTACTCCTTTAGAAAGTTATTTTAGAATGTGAGTGGAAGGAACATGTTACATGGTACCCCCTATGTTTTGGGTTGCACGTTACTTATTAGGTTGAGTTGACTTTTTTAGTTCCACTTAACTACTGGGTGTAAGCGAGCTTACCCTAAGAGCTACATTTAACCCACCCTTACGATCCTCGTATCTTACCCCTGCTCATACTTCGCAGCCGATACAGAGTGATCATTTACACTTTATGCGTATACACGCACGTAAGTATCTACTAATCCATACACATCTACCATGTACATGCACACATATTACCACTTACAATACGCTTCCTTTATCTCTGATAATACAATAAGTATTACAACTTAACAAAGGAGCAAAAATGGTAATCGAATTTACTGATATATCAACTGGCAATGTAACTGGATACAATAAAATATATGTTTATGCAAAGGATTATAGTGAGGCTACAGAATTGCTTAGAAAACAATTTCCATTTGTAATTAACGAGTACAATTACGATGAAGAAACTGGCGAAGACCAATACTCATGGCAAAAGCTTGAAAAGATATATCCTCATATGTATGCAAGACCAAACTACTTAATCATCAATAACCCTCATCAAACAAGGAAGAAAAAATAATGGAAATATTACAACTAATAGCATACACGTGTGGACTAACAGTTTACATTATGATAGGTATGCATTTATACAAATTAATTAAACGTAAATAAAATAACTATACAAATGTAAAGGGAATAGCTCTTCTAGAACTGTTTCCTTTATATTTGGTTTTTACTTAATCAACTTAACATCTTTATGCTTGTCTACAAAAAGTGGTTCTATCAACGTAATGTCCTCCCACATTTAAAGGGTAATGATAGATAGTAATGTGGCAAGCATAAACAAAGGAATAATCATGAAAGATATTAAAGAGTCATTAAAACTAACTGGCTGGTATGCACTAGGAGCTACTGCCATTGGAGTAAGTAAAGTAATCAACAAAGGTAGAGCTATAGCACTAGAATTAAAGAAAGGCACACCTCAAGAATTTGTACGCTATACCAATCAAGATATAGCAAAAACATTTAAAAACAAATTCAGCAAAGCTAACCCTGAAACATAATTAAGGAGAATAATAATGGATAAACTAAAACATTTTATTATAAATGATATAATAAAAAATGCAGATTGTAAAATGGTATTAGCTGGTCAAACTATTTATGATAAAAAGATGCAAGAAGAAGATTGTAAAAATCAATTAAAAATAGACCTTGAATCATTAAGCGTAACATCATTGTATATATTATACTCAACTGTTTTAAACAAAAATTAAAGGGAGAAATGCTTCCTTTATGTCTGGCAATTATGCCACTTAACCAAAGTACAAGGAAATAACATGAAAACACTAAAACAAATACTAACAGAAATGAGATCTAAAGCTGTAGAAAGTGCAGAGCTAGGATA